CCCAACCAGAGTTATTTTGACATGGTGGTGCAGGGCTATGAGCAACATGGTGTGCCCACAGAACAGGTGTTTAACTCTGTATACGATAGTATTACATAACCCTCCAAACTGGCGGGACTTGACCAATAATTCCCAATCTGCTACAATAGTGGCATACAAAGCAAAAAGGATTATATGAATATTCGTGTCAAAGCCGCAGTCAGAACCGTGTTGATCCTCAGTGGATTTGCATTGGTTAGTGTTGCAGTTCAGTGTATACTAAAGTATACACCCCCAGAAATGATAGCACCTGCATTGGCCACATTGGCCATTGGGGCAATGGTATATCTTCTGTATACCATAGTATTAGGGCAGATTCGTTCGGAAGAAATACTTAAAGCACTCAACACTAAAGGTTGACCAGTAATTGCCAATTTGCTATAATACACACATAGACAGCAAAGTTCAACCGCACATAAAGGAGCCAACCATGAGTGCAATTCGTATCGTTCGCGGCGTTTACCGCAACAAGGCCATTCAAAACCAAGTGTTTACTCTGGTGAGTGGATTCCAAACTGGTGCCAAAGGTGGCTATGTCACCGTGCAAAATGATGGTACCTTTCCCAACTGCCCTGATGCCATCCGCATCAAGGTAGAAAACATTTCAGACATTGAGTATACTTCAGGAGAGCATGTGCAAGAAAACACTGTAAAGTTCAAGCCCACTGTGGTGGCAGAGACCGATGAGCAAGCCATGGATCGTATCCGTGAGCGTTTTGACATCCTGCATGAGATGACAAAGGCCTGTGTGAGTGGCGACATCCGTGCTATGATTGTTAGCGGCCCTCCTGGTGTTGGCAAGAGCTACGGCGTGGAGCAAGAAATTGACAAGGCCTGTTTGTTTGACAAGCTGGCCAGCAAACGCCTTAAGGCAGAGGTTGTTAAAGGTTCGGCCAGTCCCATTGGCCTGTACCAGACCCTGTACAAGTATTCAGATCCCAATTGTGTGTTGGTGTTTGATGACTGTGACTCAATCCTGTTGGATGACGTTGCTCTTAACTTGCTGAAGGGTGCCCTGGACTCTGGCAAGAAGCGCAAGATCTCCTGGTTGTCAGACAGTCGCATTCTGCGAAGCGAAGGCATTCCGGACAGTTTTGAGTTTAAGGGTTCGGTAATTTTTATTACCAACTTGAAGTTTGATACCATGCGCTCGCAAAAATTGCGGGACCACTTGGATGCATTGCAGAGCCGGTGCCACTACTTGGACTTGACACTTGACACCATGCGTGACAAGGTGTTGCGTATCAAGCAGATTGCCAAGGACGGTGTGTTGTTTGCAGACTACGACTTTGACGAGTGTGTGCAAGACGAGATCATCGCCTTCATGGACGAGAACAAAAATCGTCTGCGTGAGATGAGTCTGCGTATGGCTCTTAAGATTGCGGACTTGCGCAAGATGTCAGTGTTGAACTGGAAACGTCTTGCAGAGACCACTGTTATGAAACCCGCAGGAGCCTAACATGTATGAAATATGGGATGGAGACTTGTATCTGTTCTCGGTGGATACCGAATACGAAGCAGACGAACAGCGTGAGGCTGGCTTTACAGTTAAGTGTTTAGAATATTACGGAGCGTGACATGGAAAAATTTGCAGTGTTTGTTGGTGCAATTGTGATTGCCATTGTGGGAGTTCTGTTACTGAGTTTCTTACTGAGCTGGCCTGTGTACATGCTGTGGAATGGTTGCTTAGTTGATGCAGTGCCTTCTGTTAAAGAAGTCACGTGGTTGCAGGCCTGGGGCATCACTGTCCTGTGCGGCTTCCTTTTTAAGACATCAGTCAATTCAAAAGATTAACCCTCCAAGGTTATCCCGGGCATTGGTTGGCTCCGGCCCGGGCTTTGTGACAGGTATCTCTAAAAAGGTACCTGTCTTTTTGACTTTTTGTTGTGATAAGTATATACTACTACAATGCCACAGCAATATTTGCACATAGATTTAGGTGCAGACTATACCTTAGATTTTGAAATACACAACACGCCCCTGGCCGATCTTTGGCTTGAGCGCATGCGCCTGCGAGATCCGTACCCGATAGATCATCCTGATCGATTCTACGGATTTGATTCGCAAGAGCAAGAAATTGCTCGTGCAGAAAAAATGATTTTGAACTGTATTGCCACAATCAACAGCTACCAGCCAATCATCGAACGTGAGTTCACTACGGTACATGACCAGGATTGTTTAAACTACTTGCATAACATTTTTGAACGTTACCACGGCTTACTAAATCAACAAAAAACTCTTTGGTGGTTTCGTGCTCCACAGTCTGTAAAAAAGGCACTTGCTGAATTGAACTTGGCCGTACATCGTTGCGAAACAGCATCAAGATTTGTTAGGCCAAGATTTGTTTGCACCTGGTACGGAGTGCCTAAAAATGTCACACTGTCCGAAGAAGTCATGAAACAATGCGGAGATATTAATCCGCCATTTGGAAGTGTGTGTTTGAACTATGTTGAGATTGGAAAAACATTATTTGAGCTTATGCTAGACAAAGATGTGTACATCGGTGATGAAGCGTTCCAGCCCTTTAGTCATTACAATCCAGATTTTGTAGTAAAGTTTTTTGAGTACTCTCCAGAAGAAGTAGACAACATGCTACAAAATATGCAACAATACTATCAAGAGCACCGTGATTTTTTTGCTGAACGTGGATATCAGCATTTTGATCATGTTAAACTACAGCCATTGCAATTTCCTGTTGCAAGGATAATCGAAACTGTTCCACGTGAACAGTTAATCAAACACATACAACAAAGACAACTCGTTACTCGAGTTTATATAGATGAAACGATGCACCATACAAATTCGAGATGAAGTAAACATTAAACTAGAAGGCATCGACTTGGATGTGCGGAAGGCTCTAGTTAATGCGTTCAAATATGATGTGCCTTATGCAAGATACTTACCCGCAGTACGGCTAGGGCGGTGGGACGGCAAGGTCAGTTATTTCCAATTGGGCGGATCAACATACACCAATCTCCTGCCAGAGATCATGCCCATCCTGGAACGCTACAACTACGACATTGAACTGGATGACCAAAGAGACTACTCAACAGTATTTGAGTTTGCCCAAGTCACAGAACAAACATTTGCACACAAGACTTGGCCCAAAGGGCATCCTGCAGAAGGTGAACCTATCTTGTTGCGTGACTATCAAGTAGAAATTGTAAACAACTTCTTAACCAATCCACAATGCATACAAGAAGTGGCCACAGGTGCAGGCAAAACAATCATGACAGCCACCTTGAGCGCCAGTATAGAGCCATACGGTCGGTCAATTGTGATTGTGCCCAACAAGAGTCTCGTTACACAAACTGAAAAAGACTATATTAACCTTGGCCTGGATGTGGGTGTTTACTTTGGCGACAGAAAAGAACACGGACGCACACATACCATCTGCACTTGGCAAAGTTTGAATGTATTGCTAAAGAATACCAAGGCAGGCGTGGGTGTGGCTACCATACAAGACTTTATTGAGGATGTGGTGTGCGTGATGGTAGACGAAGTACACATGGCCAAAGCAGATGCACTCAAAACCCTGCTAACCAGCGTGATGGCCAGAGTGCCAATTCGTTGGGGATTGACTGGCACAGTGCCCAAAGAGAAGTTTGAAAGCCAAGCCCTGTTAGTGAGCCTGGGCCCTGTAATCAGCAAGCTGAGTGCCAACGAACTACAACAACAAGGAGTGCTGGCGCAGTGCCATGTGAACATTGTGCAGTTGCAGGATCATGTGGAATATTCCGACTACCAAAGCGAGCTTAAATACTTGTTGGAAGAGTCGGGCAGGTTGGATGCCATGGCAGAACTCATACGCCATGTGAATGAAACAGGCAACACACTGGTATTAGTAGATCGCACTGAATGCGGTCGACAACTTGTTGCAAGACTAGGTGATAAATCTGTATTTGTTAGCGGTGCAACAAAAGGAACAAAAAGACAAGAAGAATATGACGAAGTGGCTGACAGCGTTGATAAGATTATTGTGGCTACCTATGGTGTTGCCGCTGTGGGTATTAATATCCCTAGGATTTTTAATTTGGTTCTTGTGGAACCCGGGAAAAGTTTTGTCCGCGTTATCCAAAGCATTGGACGCGGGATAAGAAAAGCCGAAGACAAAGATCATGTTCAAATTTGGGACATAACTTCGACTTGTAAATTTGCCAAGCGTCATCTAACCAAGCGCAAACAATTCTATAAAGAAGCCAATTATCCTTTTACTCAAGAAAAACTTGAGTGGATGAAGATAAAATAGTTGACTTTTGTATTAGATCTCTATATACTACAAACATGAGAATACTTACCCTAGACAATGCCACCTACGATTTAGATCACCTGCCCGAAGAAGTAGATGACATGCGTTTTGCAATATTAGACAATTCAAATCCAGCCGAGCCTGACTATCATTTTATACCACTGATCTTCTTGGAGAGTTTTAATGCTCCTGCCCTTGTGCTACGCATTGGCGAGCACACTATAAAGATGCCTATGGATTGGCAGATATTGATTGGTGAACCAGACGTCGGCGACTTGGAAGTGCTACCACTAACATCAATCAACGATCGTGGATTCAAGGTGTTTCAGTTTAATCCGCTGACTAGCTTTCGTCCCAGCTTTCCTGACATTGAAATACTTGATGTGTATCATGAGGTATCATGGTATGCACCCAAACTCAAGAACGGTCAACTGTTGGCTGTGCCTGTAAGTGACGGGGCAGATCCTGACTGTGTGTATTTTGTGAAAGACGTCAGTCGCAATTGCGAGATTGTGGACTACAACAAGGCCTGGTAATGCCCTATACTGAACCCCAAATATTCGAAATTATCAATAGACTGGCCAGAGTGTACCTGGAAAGTTATCCCGACGACCGTGAAGGACTAGAGCGATTCTTGCGTTGGGCGCATTTGCAATACGGCTATCAATATGGGCAGCCTTAAGCCGGGTGCCACATACATATACGAACGTGTGGGCAATGAAGTGTATGCTCGAGAGTTTGGTGCTGATCCTGCTGATCGTAAGTTAATGGGCTATGCATATGATCCTGTGACTGGTCACAAAATTGAATACGATGCTAGAACTTCGGACGGTAGACCCTTGCACGATCGCTTGATGGAGGACAAACTGTGGGGACAAATACGCAGAGCCGCAAAGACAAACCCCACTTTACAAGATGCACTGGAACGTGCTATAATGATTTACAAGCTGACCAAAACAAATGAGTGATAAACTGACCATTGCCAATGAGATGAAGATGTTTGACTGCAAAGTGAGATCATTCTATGACGATCTTACTGCCGAGGAGCGCAAAAAGTTTTCAAACTATCTCATGATACGTTGGGGTTCAGCAGTGGAAGGACCACGTGACTTACAAGAGTACTATGTGATTGCCACCAATGAACGGCTAAACAAGCACTTCTTTAGCGTGAGCAAACATCCAAAACTTCAATGGTTGATGGCCACCAGCGTGAGTCCAGACACCGGCTCACACCGTCATCCTTGGGTTGCGCCCCGGAAGAAAGTGGCAGGGGCCAGTGCCAAACGCAAGACATTAGCAGCCATGTACCCACACTACAAAGACGACGAGATAGAAGTAATGATGCAGATTGTGTCAGACAAAGAAATCAAACAATATATTAAAGATTCTGGCGACGATCCCAAATGACACAATGTCAATTTTGCAAAAAAGACTTTATCAAAGAAACTTCGTTGGCAGTGCATGTGTGCGAACCCAAACGGCGTAGACAGGAACGAGCAGAGCGTGGTGTGGAACTAGGCTTTCAAGCCTACATACGCTTTTACGAAATGAGTCAAGGTTCGGCCAAACTCAAGACCTTTGATGATTTTGCTGACTCGCCTTACTATCGTGCGTTTGTGAAGTTTGGACGCTATTGTGTGAGCACAAGAACTATCAATCCCAAACAGTTTCTTGAGTGGCTGTTGAAGAACAACAAAAAGATTGATCGTTGGGCGTCAGACCAACTGTACACAGAATATCTCATACAGCATTTGCCCGTGGAGAATGTGAATGATGCTCTAGCACGAGCTGTGGAGTTTGGAATGGACTGGGCGGAAAAGAATTCAGCACAGCCACAAGATTGTTTGAGATACGGCAGCACCGCAGCCATGTGCTATGCAGTCACAACAGGCAGGATATCGCCTTGGGTGATTTACAATTCAGAGTCAGGGCAAAAGTTTTTAGGCGAGCTCTCTCCTGATCAGATCAGCATGGTATGGCCTTACATTGACTCAGATGTATGGCAGAAAAAGTTTCACAACTATCCTGCTGATCAGGAATACGCAAAAGATATATTAAATAAGGCAGGGTGGTAAAGTGGCATCGGTAATATTTTTAACGCTGATACTTTTGCAGATCAAACACTGGTACATTGACTTTGTGGATCAAGATATGACGGAGGTCAAGCACAAAGGCATCTACGGCCACTGGCTGGGCATGCGACACAGTCTCAAACAAGGCATAGGTACTGCGGTGTGTGTGGGCTTGGTGTTGGGCCCTGTGTATTGGCCAGCCAGCGTAATGATGGGCGTGATAGATGCTGTGGCTCACTATCACATTGATTGGGCCAAAATGAATTGGGGCAATCGAGATAAAGAAAATCCCAGCTTTTGGGCACACTTAGGCTTGGATCAGATGGCACATCAGTTGACTTACATTGGCCTTGTGGCTATAATTGCATTATGATTAGAAATATTAGCGGCAGCAAATACATTCAAGTGTCTGGTGGTATGAACACCAATCCATACATCAGTCCAGGTGCCAGCGGCGCAGGCATGGTACGATGGAGTTCCAGCATGAACTGTTTGGAAATTAATGATGGCAACTCCTGGCAACAGCTTCACTCAGCACATCCTATGATCGCACTCACATCAGATGCCGAAACCCTGTTAGATTGGGCACGAGCCAAGCGTGATGAAGAATGGCGCATTGCTGCCATGGCAGCCGAGCATCCCACAGTGGCAGATGCCTTGGCAGCAATGCAACTGGCCCGAGAAAAACTGCAAGTGGTGATTGCACTTTGTGATACTGATTCAAAATGAGCGCAGACATTGACATTGATGTGCCGGACAGAACGGCTGTGTTGAAACTGATCCAGCACACTGCCGCACGGCAACTGCATCAAGGTCAAGTGCGCAGACACAATTCAGGAATTTATGTTACAGACATTCCTAGAGACATACCCAATGAGTGTGCAGCCATAGACTATGAATCAGCAGAACAGCGTGGATACTTCAAGATAGACTTGCTGAACATGAGTGTGTATCAGTTGATCCGTGATCCCGCACACTATGCTGAAATGCTGGCAGCAACGCCGCCATGGCAGAGACTGTGGACTGATACTACCTGGGCCGGTCAACTGGTGCATGTGGGCAATTACGCAGACTTAATGGCGTCAATGCAGCCAGATAGTATACCTAGAATGGCGGCATTTATTTCTGTAATTCGTCCAGGCAAAGCACACTTGCAAAATCGCCCTTGGCCGGAAGTGTTTGCCGAAGTATGGAATGGTGATGACTCACGTGGATACACATTCAAAAAAGCGCATGCGGTTTCCTACGCGGCCCTGGTAGCACTACACATGAACTTGCTCAGTCAAGACGCCGCACCAGCGTGATTGATTTTCGCTTGGTTTTCTTGCGAGCAATGTCCATCAAACTGCAAGCGGGTCCATGTAAAATTTCAAGATCTTTGTTGCTAAATGTGCGTAGTGTAGGGCGAAACTTGTCCCATTCACCGCGTAGAAATATGTTTATGGGTATACTGCGATTGCTTTCCCACCACCAAGTGGCTGCCAACTCAAGGTATTCTAGCTTGGCGTCTTGTGTTAGCACAGCACCAAAATCATAGATGGTTGTGACAGCATCGTCTTTGTTTTGCACCACGCCCACGTATTCTTCATTGGCATACACACACAGTGTTATAAACGGATATTTTACCGCTAATTTTTGAAATATATCATTACCCATCGGTTGTACTTATGGCTGGTAAAGATTGGTTAAAAAAAGCATTGCCAAATCTTGGTAAATAGTAGATGTATTCGACCACCATCTATCTTTACCAGCAAATTACCAAAGTCTTGTTAGTTGACACCAGTGGTGGATATTTCACAGCGAGGTACGACCCAGTGTATGCAAAACAATTAACCGTTAACAAAGGCGTAGACAATGTTCTACTGTTTGAA